AGCAGTAATGATGCCTACGTTGTTGAAGAGTACGGCATGGTTGCTGTCGCTGAAAATATCGTTCTTGTTTAGTGAGGTTGACGTGAGACTAACCCAACAGCACTTTCAAGCAAAAACCGCCGAGTTAGCCGCGAAAGCGGCTGGCTCTGACTCGGATATGTTTAAAAACGCTTCTGCCTACGAGCTACAGCTTGCTCAACTTTATGAAGACAAGCGCAGACTCAAAGGCATTCAGAGTTTTGAAGCACGCGCCGATATTAAACGACAGCTCCTACCCAAATATGAGCCGTACATTGATGGTGTCTTAAAAGGCGGTAAAGGCGCACAAGACGATGTGTTAATGACCATTATGTTATGGCGTTTAGATGCTCATGACTTTGATGGCGCATTAGTCATTGCGCGTTATGCCATTCAATACAAATTGGCCATGCCCGATGCTTTTCAACGCACCACGGCCACCTTGATTGCCGAAGAGATAGCCCTTAATGCCTTGAGTATGTTGGGTAATCCCGAGACGGATAAAGCCGCTTTACTTGAAAACTTGATTGAAGTTGAGCAGCTTACCCGTGACCAAGATATGCCTGACGAAGTCCGTGCGCGACTCCATAAAGCATTGGGTTACTGCATGATGGACATTGACCCAGCACAAGCTTTAGTTGAATTAAAACGGGCTTATGAGTTGCATGATAAATCAGGCGTTAAAACCGATATTGGGCGTTTAGAAAAGCAGCTTAAAAAATTGGGCGAAACTGAGAGTGCGTCACACAGTGAACCTAGCACCCAAGTGCCTGAGACACCATTGGGTGAGATTGAACTCAACGCATTGGTAGACACTCAAAGCCCTTAACGAGTCGGACCCCGACGTCAGGGCGGCAAATAACAAGCACGTCTTTTTAAAGACAAGGCTAATGTTATTTCCACCGCCCTCTTATTTTGGAGTGCGCGATGTTTGTTGCGACAGGCACACCCACGCCTTTTACGCTCACAAATAATGGCTTCTTTCCCAGTATCAATAGCGATGATTTTGTTAAAACTCAAAAGCTTGATGGGATTGTTAGCGATGACCGTTTGGTGTTTGCACTGACCTTAGCTATTTCTGATGCCAACCTTGCCTTAGTCGATTGGCAAATACGCCAAGAGGCAATGGGTTATTTTGAACTGGAGAGTGTCCCCAGTAGTCAAATTAACAACGAATCACGTTTAGTCATGTTGTACAAGCAAGCTGTTTTTAGCTTCGCTAAAGCACATTTACTTGAAAAGTATCGTGACTTTGACACCACTGCATTGGGCAATAAAAAGGCCGAAAACCTAGAACCTAATATCGACGTGTATTGGCGTAATGCGCGATGGGCATTATCAGATATTCAAGGCAAGTCTCGTTCTATGGTGGAGTTGATTTAATGCAAGTCATCTCGCAACAAGGCGACATCTTAGACCTCATGTGTTATCGCTTCTACGGCCACACGCAAAATGTAGAAACGGTACTCGAGGCAAATCCTAAGCTCGCTTTTTTGCCGCCAATATTGCCAATTGGCACATTAGTGATAATGCCTGATCTTGTGCCTGCGTCACCGTCAGGTAGCACGATTCAGTTATGGGATTAAGTGTATGACCGAACCCACTTCTACCACTGTTGCCGTTGCCGCGGCCGCAACAGGCATTGGCTTAACCGCTTTAGCTCCTTTAGTGGATGGCAATGCCCTGATTGGCTCATTTGCTGGCGCAATCTTGTTCTTTTTAATTTCTAAAGAACCACACCTATTAAGCCGTTTTGCTTATGCTTTTGTGTCTTTGGTGATGGGATACTTTGTTGCGCCCGAATTAGTCAAAAAAGGGTTTTTACAAGAAATGGCGGTAGCTGCGTTTTTGTCATCAACCTGTGTCGTGACCGTGACATTAGCTCTACTCGAAAAGGTCAAAACGGTTGACGTAAAAGCCTTATTAGATGTGATATTTCGGAGGCCATGATGAGCGCATGGATTCTATTTATTGCTTGTTTTATCATATGCTTACGCTTGTTTACCTTTCAGCGTAAAGGCGCACGTTATCGACCTATGGTGTCATTTTTGGCTTGGTTGCTGATGGTGTGTTGCTTTGCTGTGATGGTCAAACTGGCATTAAATCAATTTCCTTGTCATGTTAATCCACTCATGGCTGCTATTAGTGTATGGCTTGCTTGGTTAGCCTTAACCAGCAAAGGCAATGTGGCTCATTTTTTTAGGAAGCAAGGGCATGACTACTAAACCTCGTTTGACAGAACAAGACAAAATTGAAGCAGCCAAACGCTTGGGCATTAAACTCTCTGCACTTAAAGCAGTTTGTGACATCGAAAGTCGTGGCAATGGTTTTTTAGACGATGGTCATGCGGTGATTTTGTTTGAGCGTCATGTGATGTACAGACAACTCAAGAAATACGGCATTGTTGCTGATTTATTTGCAGAAAGTCAGCCTGACATTGTGAATCGCTTTCGTGGTGGCTACAAAGGTGGCGTAGACGAATGGCCGCGTTTTCAATTTGCCTCTGCTATTCATATCCAAGCCGCTATCGAGTCGTGTAGTTGGGGCTTATTTCAAATTATGGGCTTTCATTGGCAGTTACTTGGCTACCCTTCTGCTATTTCGTTTAGATTAGATATGGAGTACAGCGAAGCACGACAGCTCAATGCGTTTTGTACCTTTATCATTAAAAATCCTGCCATGCACAAAGCACTCAAACAACTACGTTTTGCCGAGTTTGCACGTCTTTATAATGGCTCTGCCTATCAAAAAAATAAGTATGACTTAAAACTGGCGACCGCTTTTGCCAAATACGAAAAGCAGGCCATTGCATGAACAAGCTCAAAAACCTACGCGAACATTTACTGGCGAATGTTCCTGAATTAAAGCAAAGCCCCGAATGCTTACTGACCTTTGCCGACAAAGGAAAAGTCGTGAGTAATAGCTTAAGCCTATGTTTTGAATATCAATATACGGCTAATGTCATTATCACCGATTTTACAGGCGATGCTGACAAAGTCATGGTCGTGGTGCTGGCATGGTATCAACAACACCAACAAGACAAATGTTTTCCTGCCAATATTGAGTTTGAGGCCGATATTTTAAATAACAAAGCCGTTGATTTATCTATCAAAATTTTACTCACTGAGCGTGTTGTGGTGGCAAAAGATACCAATGGCCAAATTGAAAGTATCACCCATCCACCTGAGCCAATGTTAGATATCGAAACCTTTGCATGGCCAGCCGATTTGTTTATTAACGGTGAAGCCAATGGCGGATGATTTAAGCCAATTAGAAACATGGTCTGCACCGCTATTGGCTAGACTCAGTAGCCAAGAACGCCGCGCCATGATGCGCGATTTAGCCAAAGGCTTACGCCAACGTCAGGCCGATCGCATTCGCGATCAGAAAAATGTGGATGGTTCACCCTATGTACCGCGCAAGCCACAAGTGCTAATTCGCTCTAAGCAAGGTCGTATTAAACAAGCCATGTTTACTAAATTGACCAAAGCCGCTCATTTAAAAATCATGGCGACTGAAGGTTCTGCCGCAGTTGGTTTTAATGGCCGAACATCACGCATTGCCCGTGTTCACCAACTCGGTTTACGCGATAAGGTGAGCCGTTTTCGTGGTGAATATGACTATCCTAAGCGTGAGTTATTAGGCTTTAGTGATGCCGATAGGCAATGGGTAAATGATTTTTTAGTTGACCGTTTAACAGGGTAATGTATGGAGATTCGCTGTTCACACTGCAACCGTAAACTCGCTAATGCCGTGTTTACTTTTATCGAAATTAAGTGTCCACGTTGTGCCACACTTAACTCATTGAGGGTCGAGAACCCCACTACTCACGAACGCCAACGAGCGTCTTTTTCATCTTTGGAGACGACTCATGGCCATGTCCACACAACAAACCACCGATACCACGCCTGACTATAACGCCAGCGGCAAAGCCTTTTTAGCTTGGGTGGGTGGCAAAAGTAAGCTTGCGCGCGAAATTATTAGCTTAATGCCTGCCCATAACTGCTACTGCGAAGTATTTGGCGGTGCTGGCTGGGTGATGTTTAAAAAAACGCCGAGCAATGTTGAAGTCATTAATGATATCAATAGCGAGCTGGTGAACTTGTATCGAGTGATTAAATTTCACTTTGAAGAGTTTATTAAGCAATTCAAATTTATACTGATTGCCCGTGATGAGTACGAACGCTTAAAACTATCCAAACCCGAAACGCTTACCGATATTCAACGTGCCGTGCGTTATTATTATTTGGTGCGTTTGAGTTATGGTGGCAAAGCTGTTGACCATAATTTTACAGTTTCTGCAACACGAATGCCGCCAATCAATTTATTGCGTATCGAAGAAGAACTGTCGCAAGCGCATTTGCGTTTAAGCCGCGTAGCGATTGAAAATCAGCACTACAGTAAAATCATTGAACGCTTTGATTTGCCCGACACCTTGTTTTATTTAGACCCACCCTATTTTGATTGTGAGAACTATTACGGCAAAGGCTTATTTAATAAAAAGGACTTTGAGTTATTGCGTGACCAACTTAAAACAATCAAAGGGAAGTTTATTTTAAGTCTTAATAATGTGCCTGAAATTCGTGAAATTTTTAAGGACTTTCACATCATTGATACGTCGGTTCGTTGGAGCTTAGGCAAAGAGTACAACGAAGCTAACGAGGTGATTATTTTAAACTTTGAGCCTCCTAAAACGGCTTAATGGTAAAGGCAAGTTGTAAAGTGCATTTACAACTTGCTCCCCCATGCAATCTTAAAAAATCCTTTTCATCATAGCGGCATGAATACCGCCGACTTTCAACGAATCATCGAAAACCTAATACGCATTGCCGAAATAAGCGATGTGAACTATGACGACCCCGAAAACCCACAATGCCGATGTTTAGTTGGCAATATTCCAACTAACTGGCTGAGTATTGGCCACGCAAGGATGGGCGCAGTTAAAGACTGGAATCCGCCCTCGGTCGGCGAACAAGTGGTTTTGTTATCCCCCAGTGGTGATTTAAGCCAAGCGATTATTATTGCCTCACTTAGCTCAACTGCAAATCCATCGCCCGATACTGACCCCAAAAAACCTAAGCGCAGCTACCCCGATGGCGCAGTAATTGAATATGACTATCAAGCTCACAAACTCAATGCCATTTTGCCTACAGGCGCGACCTTTGAGCTAAAAAGTGATGGTGGCTTAAAAGTCACGGGTGATATTGACTTGCATGGAAAATTAACGGTTACAGGTGATATTGAGTCAGGCGGAAACGTTAGCGATGTAAAAGGCAGTATGCAAGCTATGCGCGATATTTATGACTCGCATAGTGGGCATGTGGGTACTGGCACACCTCAACCTAAGATGAATACACCATGACCACTTATAAAGGCATGAACGCTAAAACAGGCCGCGCCATCACCGATATCGACCATTTGCATCAATCGGTCAGTGATGTGTTATTGACCCCAACTGTCTCTCGCATCATGCGCCGTGACTATGGTTCTGAACTGTTTAATCTGATTGACCAAGCAGGAAACTCTGCCGCGCATTTACGCT